ATGCAAATTCTGCACCGTGGTATTTTTATGCCTGCTTTTGACCGCATATTGCAGCTGGCCCGCATGGAAGAGATGGACTGCGAGTTTGTGGAGGTGACCGCCCACGAGGGGGCCCGCCCCACCCATGCGGTGTGGCAGGGCCGGGTCTACCATCGCGGGGGCGCTGTGGTGCAGGACGGTGAGCGGTACGAGGATTTTGAAGCCGCCACCGGTTACGGCACCGGGCCCGGCCTGTGCGGCTGGAACTGCCGCCACAACTTTTACCCGTTCTATCCCGGCTTATCTGTCCGCAATTACACGGATGAACGCCTGGCTGAGCTGGACGCCCGCAATATCCCCTACGGCGGCGGGCTGTACACCCGGTACGAGATCACCCAGATGCAGCGGGCGCTGGAACGCAAGGTGCGCCGGTACAAGCGCCGTTACCTGACCGAAACCGCCGCCGGGGTGGATGCCAGCCAAAGCGCCGCCAAGCTGAAAGCCGCCCGGCAGCAGCTGAGTGCGTTCCTGGCAGAAACCGGGGGGAGGCTGGACGGCGCAAGGGCGGAGGTACCGGGCTTTGGGCAAAGGGAAGCAAAACAGGCGGATGCGGCGGCAAGTGCCTTGCAATCCGCCCAAAACAATGCTACACTGAAAGAAATCAATCAGGACTACAAGGAGATCACCGCCCAAAGCATTCAGCGCATCCAGCCGTTTGCCTGTGAGACGCTGGACGCCGCGGGCAGCCGCGCCCTTGCCAACGCCCACAAGAAGCTGCTGCTGGAAGCCCGAAAAGTTCCGCTTGGGATAGAAAAGGCCCGCTGCTATGGGCTGGATATGCAGCCGCTGAGTAAGATCATCATCAGCGGGCAGCAAGGGCGGGTGCGCATCCCGGACCAGGACGTGCCCTACATAGCGGCGCACACCCACCCTAGCGGTTTGACATTCTCGCCGTCCGATATCCGCCGGTTTGCCCTACGGGAGAATATGCGGATGCTGACGGCAGTGGGCAACGACGGGACCGTGTATGCAATCGAGAAAACGGCACCGTTTGACCGGAGCGGTCTGCTTGCCCTGTTCCGCGATTCTGAGATCCGCCTGGCCGCAGCGAAAGACCCGAAAGAACTCCAGGAAATCATGCAGCAACTTTTGAAGGAGGCAAAACAGTATGGCGCGAACTTTTACGCCGGAAGAGATCGCTGAGATGAAAGCCTTCTTGCGGGCGCACCCTCCCGACCCGGCTTACGATGAGGAGGATGAATTGTTCGACGGAAAACTTCCGCCGGAGGAATTCAAAGCCCGCTGCGTCCGGGATATTCTGAAAAACCTGGGCGAGCTGCCCACATCCAACAACTGAACACCCAAAGCACGATGCACACGCACCGTGTTTTTTTATGCCTGCCCTGTATGAGGGGCAGGCGGGCTGTTCGCAGGGCATTCAAACACCGGGCAAACCACTGGTATAATGAGAGTGATTCCACCGAGGATGACGAACGCACAGCATCCGCGTTCCGCATCGGCCATCGGGCTGGTACTGCGGTACTGCCGCCCTGTTCGACTCCTCAGCAGCTCACGGAGCACCAAAACAAAAACACCCGCCGGGGTACGGCGGGTGCTTTTATTTTGGTGGACCATTTTCCACCCCAATCGAACACATTTTTACCCCTACATTCGTCAAAAAATTCGTCTACATCCCCGTTTTCTATGCTGGTGATCGGGATATCAGCCGGGGGCTTTTGGCCGAGGGGATTGAACCAAATCAGGAAGTGATCATCGTACAGATCTACCCGCACCAGGAACGTTTCAAACAGGCTTGCCAGGTACTTGCTGTCATTGATGTCACCATCCCGGTAGATGTGCAGCAGTGAAACAAAATTATCCCGTGTAATGGGTACCAGTTCGGCGCGGGCGTTTTCAATCTGGGCGTTCAACCGCCCCTGTTCCTGTTCCAGCTCCACCATGCGGGCCTTGGTGGTTTCGGTGATGACCCCCATCTCAATGGCTTTGAGCAGGTTGGCTGCGGAGGTTTTGACCGCGGCCAGCTGACCTTGCAGGTCCTGCAGGTGCAGGTCTTTTTCCTGGCGGGCATTGTAGGCCATGGTTGCATCGGCCATGTGCTGGATCATCTCGTCCGTCAGCATATACTGCTTGATGGCCTGTGCCACACTCTTCTCGATCTGCTCGCGGATCACGTTCTTTTTATCACAGGCGTGTTCCCGGCGGCGCTTTTGGCAGGTGTAATAGTAGTGCATTTCGCCGGAGCGGCTGGTGCCGGAAACGCCCGTCATGGGTCTGCCGCATTTGCCGCAGAACAGCTTGCCTGTCAACAGGTAATCCTCTGCCCCGGTATGATGCCGGGCGGATTGTGGGGTCTTTTTCACTTTCAGCACCTCCTGCACACGATAAAACAGGCCGTCCGAAACAATACGCGGAACGCCGCCTTCCACCCGGACGTCATCGTAAATATAAATGCCGCGGTAGCGCTCATTGCGGCAGATCGTATAAAAGCTGCTTTTGGTCCACGGGCCGCCGCGCTTGGTTTTGATGCCGCGCCGGTTCAGATCCGCCGCAATATCCACAAAAGGCTCCCGGCAGGCCACCCGCGTGTAAATTTCCTGAACCACGGCAGCCTGCGCCTTATCCAGCACAATGCGGCCATTCTCCCCTGCCTTGTACCCCAATGGCAGCGCGCCGTTGCTCAGGCACTTGCTGGCATTATCCATCATGCCGCGGGTGATGTCCTCTGCCATATTCTCGCTGTAGAACTGGTTGACGTTCATCATATTGCGCAACGCAAAGCGGCCGGCAGCGGTATCGTCAAAATCTTCCTCCGCGTAAAAGGTCCTTACGCCCCAGTCTTTCAGGCGGGCTTCATTGGTCATGGCCTGCAGCATATTGCGGCCCATACGGTTGGACTTCCACGCCAGTACGCAGTCAAAATAACCTTTTTCCGCATCCCGCAGCAGGCGCTGAAAGCTGGGGCGGCGGTCGGATTTGCCGCTGATGGCTTTATCCTCGTAAGTTTCCACCACATCCAACCCCAGCCGCACGGCCAGTTCCCGGCAGGCTTTGACCTGCTGTTCAATGGATGCTTCCCGCTGGTTATGGGACGAATACCGGGCGTAAATCGCCGCCCGGCCATGGCGGGTATTTGGTTGCTTCTTTTTCATGGTATCACCTTTTGGGTTTGCAATCCTGCCCGCAAGGTGGTACAATACGATTGTCGGGTCGATTGTATCCACTTTTGTGGGCAAGCTGATCTATGAAAACGCTCTCGGTGCGCCAACACCGGGGCGTTTTTTTTATTTTGTTCTGGTCAAAATGTAGCCTGCGGAGCTTTACTATTTTAGTAGCATCTCTTACAAGGTGTATACCCAGCGGCTTCTGCCTGCTCTACCGTTACGGCGGTGGCATCGTCCATTCCGCTGCAATCGGGGGTACGGTGGTACTTTTTGCCGTTGCCGCTGCTTGCAATATAAACCATACCTGGCTGATAATCTGATGTGCCGGTTGCTGTGGTGCCGTTACTTGTCTGGCTGGTGTTACCTGTTTCAGGCACCGCTGTAGGGTCAGGTGTGGGGGCTTCCGTGGGTGCAGAGGTCGGGGCTTCTGTTGGGGTTACTGTGGGGGCCGGGGTTGCGGTAGCCACTTCTGTCGGCTGCGGCGTTTCTTCTGCTATTGTGGCGGTTGGAAGCGGTTGTTCTGCCTTCTGCTGGCTGCCTCCGCTGAACGTTCCGATACAAAACATTACGATCCAAAACGCCGTAATAATTGCCGCACGAATCTTTTTACTTGCCTGGAATTTATCGGTTTTCCATATCCAGTAGCTCAGAGCAAATGGCCAAAACATCAAGGCAAGCAAAATCATCAGGCAGCCGCCTTTATTCTTTTTACCGCCACCATTTCCTGATGAATGGGTTCCGCCGCTTTTTGTCCTCGAAGAGGACTTTCCCGTTGATTCTGTAACTGAATACGAAATGCCCGTTCCCGGCAGCCCCACCGTTGCTGTTTTGCGCCCAGTTGAGCTTACTGTGTAGTGCGCGCCCTTGCCGCCCAGCGAAATGCTGGCACTTTTTCGATTCAGATTCAGGCGGACACCCGGTGCAATTTTTACACTCTTACGAAAGCGAAATCCCATCAAGAACACATCCTTATCGATTAAAGTCTATCCCCCTGCACTGCGTCCAGTAGTGCAGGGCTTTTTTTATGTAGTCTTCGTCCAGGTCAAAATATTCTGCCAACTGCCAGGGTTCTGTGTAGCCTGCCCGCATTGCCGTGCGGATCTCGTTCGGCGGCAGGCAGCGGCGGAACGCGTCCGCATCGGCGCGGTATTCGTTCTGCTCCACCAACTGGAACGGGCTGTTTACCTTATGCAGTGCGCCTGTGTGCAGGTGGCCCGATTCATGCAGCATGGCGGTGCGCATCTGGCGCACGGTATGCAGACGCTTGAAGTTCAGCACAACAGCGTAGTTCTGCCCGTCCCGCACCGTACAGGCTGCCCGCGGCAGCATTGCGAACGGCATTACATCCACATCATTTTGTTTGCAATATCCGTAAAAGTCGGACAACTGAAACACTGGATCTATTCCTCCTGCTTTTTCTTAGCCCGGCGATCTCGCATCACCCTGACCATATCGCGCAGCACTGCTTTGTCATCTTCGGAAAGCTCTTTATATTCACCGTAAAAAGCAATATCCACATCGTCCAGGATGTCGTGGGCAGACATTTCTGTCTCCGCTTCCTGGCTTTCAGCTGCCCCTTCCAGACGTTTGCGGTCAACGCCCAGCGCCTCTGCCAGCTTTATTAAGGTAGCTGGTTTGGGCGGATTATCGGTCGCTTTCCAGCGCGCGATATTCCCGCGGCTCATCCCGACCTGATCAAGCAGTGCTGACATTGCGATGCCTTTTTCATCGCAGAGTGCTTGCAGCGTATCAAAAAACACTAAAATGCACCTCCGGAATTTGTGCAAAACGCAGAAGTGCAAAAAAGTGCATTAAATCACTTGCAAAGTGCACTTAAATGCCCTATAATGCACTTATGACATGAGGGCACCGCGTTAAAACTGATGTTTAGCAACTTCATAGTACTACAAAAGTGCACTTACGTCAATATGAAATGGAAAGAGAGGTGCATTTTTTTGAACTTTTGGAACACTTTCACAAATTTATGCGTACAGCATGGTGAAAGTGCTACCACCGTTCTCAAAACGCTTGGCCTGAGTAAAGGCAATGCCCAGCGCTGGAAGAACGGCGGCGGCCCTACCCTGGCAACAGCAGCTAAGATTGCCGACCACTTCGGCGTCCGCATTGATGACCTTGTGGAGCATTCCTAGCAGCTACAACCATTCTACCACAACCCCTGTCCCATAGTCCGGACTTTGAGCCGGAGGGGCTGGAAATTTTTAGGAGGTATCCCCCATGAACACCGAAAAAATCACAACCCGCATGGGCAGCACAACCGTAACCCAGACCGTTGAAGGCTTTGAACTCAAGAACGGTCCCGACATCAAGATTCCGCCGGAGGTCACATTCAAGGACGTAAAGAACGAAACCGTCCTTGGCGACCCGAACAACATGCACATCACAACCGGGTGCATCCGCAGCAAGTCCGGCAACAGCACAATCTATGATTTCAATGAAAAAGGAGGTTAAACCATGCCTCTTCCCTCTCTCCCCGCCACCATCAAAATCACCACCACCGCGGAGCCGGACCCCTATGCTACCGAGCGGCTGGCAGCGGCAACGCTGGATTTTTACCACCGCTTTATGCAGCGTCCCGATGCCAAGGAGCTACTGGAACGCAAAAAAGCCGAGCTACGCGCCCGCGGCGTGCGGCTAAACTGAAAGGAGTACATCATGCCCCAAACAAAAACAGCCGCCCCGGTGCTGCAACACCGGAACGGCCAGACGAAAAAATTCATCACCTGTATTTTACCCTACATCAGCCCCATTTGCAAGGCTTTCGCCAATTTCACGCTAACGGCCTGCGGGCTGGGCGCACTGTGCGCCGTGGCCGCCCTGGCCCAGGGCGGCGGAGCGTCTGCCCTGGCCGGGCTGGCTGGCTGCCTGCTGGGTGGGTGGGCTGCGCTTAAAGTACATTACCTGGAGTAACCGATGGAAAAGTTTTTATTTTATTGCCTTTGCGGCGCGGCGTGGTACCTTTGCCTGTGGGCGATCCACCACGCGCTGCTGGCGCTGGTGGTTGGGGCTTGAACACCCCCACCCCGGCAGAAAGGACCCCTGAATGGAAAATGCCAAACCAAATATTTCCCCGAGGCGCGGCATGACGCCGTTAGAACGCGCCTGGGCCGCTGCCCTGTGCGCAAGCGGGGATGCTGTTGCCAACATGGGCACGGATGCCCTGCGCCTGGCAGCAGCCCAAAAGCCGCAGAACGTAACCAGCGCCGGCATTATGGAGAGCACTCACAAGCTGGCGCGCGCCTGCCGGATCATTGACGTCTCGACCGCCAGCACCCCGGCGGCCCAGAAAGCCGCCGACGCCTATGCGCTGGAAGCTGCCCTGTACGCCGTGGCGTATGAAGCCGCGCGCCTTGTGCGGTCTGATATGTGGCCGCTTGTGGCCATGCGGCTGGACGCGGCGCAGGAAGTGGGCACAAGAACGTCTGACCTGCACATCCGTCAGCCGTTGGGCAAGCTGATTATGCGCCGCCACCCGCTGGCCGTGCGCGGATCGACCGCCCAGAACCTGGTGGAAGAGCTGCTGTACGCCGCGGCAAAGCGCGGCCGGCGGCGGCAGGACTGGGCCAACACACTGGAAGCCGCCGTGGCCTGCGGCTGCATGATGGACGCGGTATTAAGCTACCCGCCCCAATGGGAGGACACCAACCAATGGAAACAAGAGAACTGACCGACATGACCGCCGTGCTGCGGGCGATCAATGAAGGCAGCCCCAGCAACGCAGAGCGCTGGGTGAACCTGACCCAGCGCGTGATCCGCGCCGAATATCGCGCCAACACGGCAGAGCGAGCTGCCGCCCGCAAAGATTGGGAAAAGCAGAATGCCGAAGATGATGCCTGGATGGCCCGCTACCAGGCCGAAGATGCCAGGCAGGCAGCGCGGCAAGCACAGGAAAATGCAAGTCTGTGGCGCTGGACTACTGTGGCCATGGCCATTGCACTGGCACTGGCTGTGGCATTTGGCACACACCAGGCGAACGAGGCCGCCCGCTGGCGGTATGAAGCGCAGGGAATGAGCCAAACGGAGATTGTTACCCCGCAGAATCAGAACACGGCGGTGTAGCCATGACGGTGCTGGAATGGCTGCAGGAACTGGAAGAGGAAGAGCGGATCGTCAAGGTTGGCTGCGTGGACAACACCCTGCGGGGCCTGCGCCGCTGCACCGCCAGAATGGCCGCCGCCAGCTACCTGCACTGGGCCTGTCCGGAATACCTTGCGCCGCAGCTGGGGCTTGCATTTGAGTGCAAAAGCCCGGCGGTCAACAACGAGAAATTCTGCGAGCGCTGCGCGGCGGCGTTTTTGTCCGCGCAGATGCCGAACACAGGGAGGGTGAAAAAGCCATGGACGCACCAATGACGCCGCGGGAGGCCGTGGCCTGGCTGTTGGAAAACACCGCTGCCACCCGCAAAACCTACTGCATTATACTGCGCAGTACCAACGGCGTACACAACCCCGGCACGCGTGGCATGCTGATCTGCCAGGCGGCAGAGCTGGCAGGCCGCCTGCACGCTTACCGGGAAAGCCTGCACTACATGATGCAGGCCGGGATGATACCAGCCGATCTGCTGGACGATGTGAAGGAAGTGCTGAAATAATGATCTGCTATCTTATTACTGCCGGGGTTGTGGTCCTGGGGCTGCTGGCTACCTGGACCAGTGGCCGGGATGTGGGCTACCGCAATGCCATGCGGGATGCAGAACGGCTGCACGATGATGATGATGTATTCCGCCCCGGCAAAGGCGGCCGCCAATGACGGCGGAGGAACGCGCGGCCCTGATTGACCGGCTGGCCCCGCTGATCATTGAGGAGCGCCGCAAGACCGCAGAGCAGAACCCCAAGCGCCCGCCCTGGTACATGACGAACATTGCCCACCCCGTGATGGGCTGGCTGTACAACCAGTACCTGGCCAAGCTGGGCGAGGTAAGTCCGCCCGGCGATGCCTGCCGCACCCGGTTTGAGCTATCCATATTGCACCCGGCTGTGCTGAAAAAGCTGGCCGAGCACTACAAGATCCAATAACCCCGCCCCGGCGGGGCAGATATGCCGCCAAAGCTGCACGAGGCCGCGGCGGCCCCTGAATCCTCCCACAGTTGCTGCGTGGGCAAGTACGGCAACACCACTGTGCAGGTAATGCACAACGCCCGACACCGGCCACTACTCACGGCTTGTGCCCGGCGGCCGCCTGTTAGCTTTTCAGCCCGGCTTTTTCCACCGGGTGCCAGGCCCCTGCGTGCAGATTGCCAAGCGCCGCGGGTGCGCCTGGGCAGGCGGGTTTTTATGGTGCGTGTGCAGCACCGGCATGGCCCAAGCAACCCATGCCGCCCGGATCAACACCGGGACGCACTGCCAAAGAATGGGAGGTTGAATGATACCAATGACAATTTTTGATGCCAACTGCCTTTACGTTCTCCAATGTCTGGCCCTTGGGTTTGTTGCGGCCACCTGCGTGCTCTTTGCCGGCGGCATGCTGATTTGCCTGCTGATGTGGTGCGGGCTGCGCATCACCCGCGCCATGCACCTGCGGCGGCTGGGCCTGCCGCGGTGTGGGCGCTGCCGCTACTGGGCCACCGTGCAGTGCCCGCTGTATGGCCGCAACACGCCAAGCGACTTTTGCAGCCGCGGAGAAAAATGAGGTGACCAATGGAACGAAGCTGTAAAAACTGCCAACAGCGCCGCGTGGGCTGCCATGCCAACTGCGAACGTTACAAGGCCGACTGCGCCCAGGATGCCAAGCGCCGGGCCTATGAGAAACAGTTTGCGTATATGGACAGCATGCCGCAAACCGCCACCGCCTTAAAAAAGACCCTTGCACCCCGGCGGGTGGGCGGCCAACAGTAAAACAGAAAGGATGGAATCAATGACAAGGAAAAAGTGCATCAAGCTGATTATGGGAACCGTGGGGTTGCCGCAGCCGTGGGAGGCTGAAAAAGTTTTCCGAGCAACGCGGGAATGGATGTACGGTGAAACCGGGCCATGGCCGAGCAATCAGGAAGTACTGATGGCTATTCTGAGCACAATGGTAAAAGGCGTGGATATTGGCATGCCGTTTACAACTTGCTTTCTGGCAAAAGTCCGCCTGCTTATCATCAGGGCAAAACTCAAGCGCATCCACGACCGCCTGATGGGCGGCCCTGCAAAAGAAACCCAAGCATGAACCAAAGCCGCAGCCCTTAAACCAGGGCGGCGGCTTTCGCAAAACCGGGCACAGCTTACCTATTATATAGAGCATGTGGCTGCGCAGCCGCAGCGAGCTGCCGCCAAACGGTCCGAGGGGGGGCCGTTTGGGCGGCTTGTATAGGGGTTATTTCAAGGTCCATTCTCCCCCAAAGAAAGAAAAGAAGTGAGCGGCATGAAAACTACCAGAAAGCAATACATCCGAGAGCAGAAAACAATCTGCGGCGATAGTTATGCCGAGGTAGATTTTTGCTGGATCACTGAGCGGGAACACCGGGCGGGTCCCCGCGGCAAGAAGAAGTTTGCTAGCAGCCTGGCCCAGCAAAAGCGTAACCGGGAACGGTCGGCGCGGCTGTTGGTGCAGCTGCTGAACACAAATTTTGACCAGCGGGGTTTTGCTCTTACCCTGACATACGAAGACATGTGGCTGCCGGATGACGATGAAGCCGCCTGGAAGGACGTATACAACTACCTGAAACGGGTGCGCCGATGGCTGACCCGCAAAAACTGGCAGGATGCCACCCCCATCAAGTGGGTGTGCGTGACGGAAAACCAGGAAGCCGACCCGGCCAACGGCCTGAAAGAAGTGCGATACCATCACCACATGGTGCTGCAGGTGGACGGCCTGACCGCCGCCCACCGCGCCGCCCTGCGTGATGCGCTGGAAGATCTGTGGTGCACCGGCCGCAGCCGGGAACCGCTGGGCACCGTGAACGCTGACCGCCTGCAGCCGGAACACGATAGCCTGGAAGGGCTGGCAAAGTACATGCTGAAATACCCCCGCCGCCGCAAAAGCTGGCATGCAAGCCGCGGCCTAAAGCGGCCCACCTATCCCCGCCCCAATGATACCCACTGGACCCCGCGCAAGCTGGCCGATGCCTGCATCATGCGCGTGGACGATGCTGATTATTGGGAGCGGCGCTACCCAGGTTACAGGTTTTTGGGGGCTGTGCCCAGTTATAACGAGGAGCGGGCCGAATGGCGGCTATACATCAAGCTGCGCCGGAAACGCAGGTAATACAACGTTATCCCCCGCCCCGGCGGGATAAAATAAAACAATAGGGAGTAAACGCAAATGGAAAACAAGCAAAAAGCGCTGGAAATGGCTGCGGCCATGCAGCAAAAAGAGAAAAGCGACAGCCTGCTGTGGTGCGTGGCCGAGGATTTGAAGGCCACGATCCAGAGCATGAACGAAGAGGAGGCCAAAGTGATTGTGGCAGATCTTGAAGCCGGCACGCATGATCTGAAAACCTGTGAGAAAGCGATCCACGACTATGCCAACAAGCACAAAAGCGGCGGTTCTGCCTGCTGCCCCGGCCCTGCCGTGCCAGGGATCCTGCGTGCGCACTTCGGCCTGCCGGAAAGCGGACAAGCTGCGCCAAGCAGCCCGAGTACCGCACCCGCCCCGGCAGAACGTCCCAAGCGCCAGCGCCTGAACATCATGGACTTCATGTAAGAGGGCAGCGCCATGAGAACACTGGAAGAATATGTGGCCATGATACCAACCGCGCCGCCGGACGACATTGAACGCTATCTGGATGCCCTGGGCAGAAAGCCGCTTGCTGTAACAAGTTACCGGTGCATATCACGGGATGATGCCGAATCCCGCCTGGATTGCGAAGACTTCCGGGCCGATCTGCGCCCCAGCGCTGCCATACGCCCTGCCGCCCTGTGGTGTAGCGAGTGTGAAAGCTGGTATCTGGCGGAATACGTCCCGGCCTATGGCATGCCCTGCAGCCAAACCCTGACATACCAGAACAACAGCGGCGTGCAGGTTGTGAACGTTGAGCAAGACACCATTGACAAAAAGCGAAACGGCGAAACCATGGTATGCCCCCTGTGCGGCGCTCAAACGCAGCTGCGCAACGTGCAGGAGCTGCGGTACGGGCGGGCAGCCCAAGACTTTATCGTGGTGCCCACCGTTGCGGAAAACTGCCTAGTATTAACGCAGTGGTGCATTGAGCGCCACATATACGAAGGTCACCGCCACACCGAGCGGAACGCTATTAACGCCTTTGTGGTTGATGGCCGGCGGATCATCAAGCTGGCGCACTACCAGTACAACGCTATGGCTGGCAGTTGGCGGAACCTGGGCACGTGGGTACAGCGCGCAAAACCGGTAGATGACATTGGCTGCCCGAAAATGTACGCCGCAAACCTGCCAGATTTGGGCGGCACCGGCGCAGAGAATGCCAAGCTGTGGGAGTACATGGAGCAATCAAACGCAGCAAAAACGTTTTACCCGGTGGCATACCTGCGGCTGTATTTTAAGCACCCCAATGTTGAGAACCTGGTAACCGCAGGGCTGGGAAACCTGGTGGGCGATGGAATCAACGGTGAAATGGAACATCGCTACTATACCGGACTTGCCCCGCAAACAGCGGCTCCAAAGCTGGAGTGGGTGGACTGGAAAGAAAAACGCCCTGCCCAAATGCTAGGTATGACAAAGCAAGAATTGCGAACTTGGAGAGAGTACGGTCTGGGAGTTGACTGTCTGAGAACGTGGCAAGAGCTGGATACGTTGCCATGCGGCGTAAGCTTCCACGACCTTTGCGCCGCGATGAAAGCCATCGGAGCATACGACACGCGCCGGATTTTGCGTGAAAAACTGCCGATGATGCGGACCCTAAATTACATAGAGCACCAAGAGCAGGATCTTACGCAGCTTGAGGATTATTGGCGCATGGCTGCCGTGGCCGGCTGTGACCTGAACCAGGACGCAGTGCGCTGGCCCAAAGACCTGCGCACCGCCCATGACCGGATGAGCGAAACAATACAGTACGAGCGGGTAAGTGGCAAATGCCAGCAAGCGTTCGCCGCCATGACGGCCCGCTGCGCCGGGTTGGCATGGGAACATGATGGGATTTGCATTCGCCCGGCGGAAACGCCGCTTGAGCTGATCCGGGAGGGCAGCACCCTGCACCATTGCGTTGGCAGATACTCAGATGCCCATGCACGGGGCAAAATTATCCTGTTTGTGAGGCATACCCGACGGCCAGAACGCAGCTGGTACACCCTGAACATTGACGTAACCAGCAAGAGAGAAATCCAGCTGCATGGATACGGAAACGAATTTGCCCACGGCAAAAAGCTAAAAATACCCCGGCGGGTCCGGGAATTTGTGGATCTGTGGGAGCGCGAAGTGCTAGCTAAGTGGCAGCTGCCACCGGAAAAGGCCGCACCCAAGAAAAAATCAAGATTCGCGGCGACTGCGTCCGTGGCGTGATGAGGGGGCTGCAAAATGCTGACTTTGCCCATCAAGCGCAAATGGTTTGACATGATCTGCAAAGGTCAAAAGCGCGAAGAATACCGGGAGCCAAGCGAATATTGGCGGGTGCGCTTCAATAAGGCCATGAATGAATATCACGGATGCCGCGGGCAGGTGTTCAAAGTATTTCCCATACAGATACGCGCCGGATACCGGGCAGACTGCCCGACCGCCAAGCTGTGGGTGCATTGTATCTACGGGAAGGGCGGTGCACGGGAATGGGGCGCCGACCCTGAAAAGAACTATTTTGTCTTGCAGATACTGCACGTTGAGAAAATCGACAACTGGAAATGGAGAGACTAAAAGTGAAATATGACACTGAACAGATGACCTTTATCGGTGCCGCCGCTACGGCGGAAGAATCTGCCGCTCTGCGCCTGCATTATGAGATCATGGCCGCAGCGCAGGCAGCGGCGGCCAGCCTGCTGGATCTGGCCCGCAAAATCAAACTAATGCGGGATACCGGTGGATACAAGGCCCTGGGCTTTGACACGCTGGAAGCCTACACACTGACCACCATGGGCATGAAGCAGCGCCAGGCGTATAACTACATTGCCATTGCCGAAAAACTGCCCGCGCAGCTGATAGAGCAAAACGCGGCCGCGGGCGTTACTAAGCTGGCCTTGCTGGCGCAATTGAGTGGGCAGGAGCAGCAGCAGATTACAGCGGAAACCAACCTGACGGAAACGACAGTGGCCGAGCTGAAAGCGCAGATCAAAGAGCTGCAGGCCAAAAATGCCGGGTACGCCGAACAGCTCAGCCTGCTGCAGAATCAGCCGCCGGTGGCTGAGGTACAGGCCGAAGAAGTGGATATGGATGCCCTGCGGGCGGAGATTCGCGCCGAAATGAAGGCTGAAATGGAAAGCCAGCGCCGGGCCGACGCCAAAATGACCGAGCTGAACCAGAAAGAGCGCGATGAAGCCATAAAGGCCGCACAGAAAGCCAGGGCTGAACTGGAAGAGGCAAAACGTGCTGCTGCGGTGGCTGAACAGGCACGCGCTAAAGAACTGGATCAGGCGCGCCACCAGGCAGAAGAAACCGCTGCCCGGCTGAACATGGTCGCGGATGAATCCGCGGTGCGCTTCGGCTTGCTGTTTGACCAGTTGCAGGACACCGCCGGAAAAATATTTGACCTAGTTGATACTTTGCAGCAGGGTGGCCTGACCGAAAAGGCGGAAAAATTCCAGACAGCGCTCCATAAGGCGCTGCTTGCCTTGGCCGATGAAGCGGAGGATGTACAGAAATGATGGAAGCATTTGAGGCGGGCGTGCGGCTGAGCATTTTCATGCTGGGCGCTGGGGTCGGCCTGGTCGGCAGCCGCGGCGAAAGGTGGGGTGACTGATGGACATCCTGCTTTCGATCATCGGCAGCGCTGTTCTGGCCGTGCTGCTGGCCACCGCCTATACCGCCGGGGTAGCCGCTGGGAAAGCTGCCGCGCATGTGGATGATGAAGAATCAAAAATTTATATGCCGCACACACATGGCGGAGATCCTGACACCTGAACGCAGAGACAGCCATATTTCGGATTAAGGGAGGCATACACACATGGGTAAAAACAAACGCTTGCCGAATGACATCGTATTGGCTGCCCTGCAGCTGGTGCGCGGCCAGGCCAGGCGCAAGGCCGAGTACAAGCGCCAGGTGGATGAGATCATCCTGCGCAGCGGCACAAATTTTGTGGATACCACAACCAGCTGCGGCGCGCCCGTGCGTGTGTACCTGCCGCACGCCGGCGGGAATTCCAACGACATCACCGCCGCCAAGGCCGAGGCGATCCAGCAGCTTGAGACACAGCGGGATGTGCAGATCATGCGGGCCATTGATGCCGCCGCGGATGAGATTGGGGCGGACATCCAGAGCGCCACGGTACGGGCCGCGCTGCAAAAGGCTATTGCACTCAACTGCAAGGCCTGCCGCACCTGGACATACGAGCGCTTGGAAGTGCCGGGAATTAGCCGGATAGAATTCTATCGCCGCCGCCGCAAATATTTGGAAAATGTTGCGCAACGCGTAGGAATTGGCTAAAAGTTGATACTGTGCAAGATTTTTTAGTGCTAGAATTGATATCATAGAATATTGAGAGGACAGCCCACCGGCTGCCCTCTTTTGTTTTGGAGTGTAACCCATGGCAGATAAAAACAACAAAGCAACCAACCCCTGCGCCCGCTGTATCTGGCGCATGTGCGGCAACGAACGGGTTATCTGTTCCCTGCCGCACTGTGTGAACCCGCAGCAGTGCGAGCGGCCCAAACATAAAATCGGCCCCGGCGGATGCTGGACCTATCAGCGACCGCTGAGAAAGGCTCCCCTATGACTAACCCCCGGTATGCCAACGGAGCCCTGCGCAGAAAGCACCGGGCCCGACTGAAAGCCATGGGCGCGCCGTGCGGAATCTGCGGCGGACGCCTTGGCCCGATCCATTACACGAACCATCCGATGCCGCGCACCCGCTCAGTTTTGTGGTGGATGAGATACGCCCCGTTGCCCGCTGGCGCGAGTTCGGGTACGCTTCCCCGCGGGCTGCGGCTGAAGATTGGGACAACTTACAGGCCGCGCATTACTGGTGCAACGCGCAGAAAGGCTGCAAGCTTTCGCCCGCAAAACCCAATTCTGCGCAGCACACCCGCACACAAAGGCCTCCTGCAGACGGCAGCTGGTGAGGAGTGGGGAGGGACCCCCGCCCCGGCCGACGGGCGACCCCAAGCCGTCCAGCGCCGATTTACCCCCGCAAAAAATAATTTGATGGGGGGTGGTATCAAAACAGGAAGGAGAAGCAAAAAGTGGCAGCAGATACTTCTAATCGCGCGCGCGCGGAGATTGCGAAAAGGACTGACGCAGAGTGCAGAAAACTGGCTAAATTTTTGGCCAAAAACGGATTGAATAACAAAAAAATCAAGTCGCTTGACCCGGTGATTTTGAATGTTTCGTGGATGAAATCCAAACTGGACGATGCCAGGGAAGCCATCGGTGAGGAAGGCATCACGGTGGAATATGACAACGGCGGCGGGCAGTCGGGCGTGAGAGAGAACCCGGCCTTCCGGGCTTATGAGGCATTGTGGAAAACGTACATGTCTGGATTGGATATGCTGATTAAGCTCCTACCTGTGGAGGTGCCGCAAGAGCAAATATCCGACATTAAGCCGACAAGCGTACTCACTCTGGTGCAGAATCGGAGAAAACAGGACGCATGACCGGCGCACAGATTCCAAGATACCGCATCGAGCCGGAGCGCGTTACGACCGACGGTGCGGACGCCGCAGCGCTGATGGCCGCCTACGGCAATGCGCTGGATGAATGGCAGCAGCTGGTGCTGGACTGCTGGCTGGGCCGGGATGCATCTGGGCGGTACACCGTGACCTCTGCCGGGCTGGCCGTGCCCCGGCAGAACGGAAAAAACGTGTGCCTGGAGGGGCGAGAGTTTTTCGGAATGGTCATCAACGGTGAGAAGATCCTGCACACCGCCCATCAGGTGCGCACGGCAAAAAAGAGCTTTAACCGGCTGGTCCGGATGTTTACCGACAAGCGGCACCCGGAGGTGCTAGAACTGGTGAAAAACATCCGCTACACCAACGGCGAGGAGTGCATCGAGCTTCTGAACGGCGGGAGCATTGAGTTCTCGGCCCGATCCCGGCAAGCGGCCCGCGGCTTTGACGGCATCTCGCTGGTGGTCTATGACGAGGCACAGGAGCTGACGGACGACCAGGTGGAGGCCATCATGGCCACGCTGGCCGCATCGGCCACCGGCACCCGGCAGCTGATCTATACCGGCACGCCGCCCTATCCGGGCTGTCCCGGCGACGTATTCCGCCGCCGCCGGACAGCCTGTCTTGGAGCACCGGGCGCGCACGATGCCTGGCACGAATGGTCAGTGGAGGGAGAGCAGGTTGACAAGATCGACCTAGAAGATCACGCGGTCTGGTATCAGACTAACCCGGCCATGGGCATTCGGCTCAGCGAGGAGTTTGCGGCGGAGGAGTGCCGGAGCATGAGCGCCGACGGCTTTGCCAGAGAACGCCTGGGCTGGTGGAGTCCCGTTCTGACGGAGCAGAGCGACAAGGCGCTGGATGCCCGGGCCTGGGCGGCCTGCGCCAGCGAGGCGGAAAAGCCGGACGGCAAGACCGCTTACGGCGTCAAGTTTGCCGCGGATGGTTCCGCTGTCTGCCTGTGCGGCGCGGTGATCCCGAAAGATGGCCCGGCCCGCGTCTCGCTGATCGAACAGCAGCCCACCGGCCGCGGCCTGGCCTGGCTGGTGGACTGGCTGAACGAACGCTATGACCGCGCAAGCTGTGTGGTGATTGATGGCCGCAACGGGGTGGACGTGCTGGTGGAGCGCATCCGCCCCACCTGGAAAGCCAAAAGCGCCGTGCTCCGCCCCTCTGCCAGGGACGTAATCGCATCGGTGGGGCTGATTACCACCGCAATCAACGAACACTCCCTGACCTGGTACAAACCGCAGCAGGCACTTGCCGAAAGCGCCGTTACCAGCACCAAGCGTCCCATCAGCGGCGGGTACGGCTTTGGCGGCGATAACAGCCTGCCGCTGGAAGCCTGTGCCCTGGCACTGTGGGGCGCAAAGACGAGCAAACGCGACCCGACACGCAAAATGCGCATCGGATGAGAGGAGAACCATGACGAATACCCTGAATTTTGGCCATGTGGCCGGGCTGACCGCCGCGGAACAGCAGCAGCTCAGCGACCTGGCCGAAGCCTACAGCTACCACCAGAGCCGCAACGCCACCAAAGACAAATACTATGAGGGCCATGTAACCCTGCAGGATGTCAACCTTGGCATTGCCCTGCCACTTGGTCTGCGCGGGCTGGAGGTTGGGTGCAGCTGGGGTCAGAAAGCGGTGGACGTACTGGCCGCCCGCAGTATGTTTGACGGCTTTGTGGGCACCGGAGGCAGTAGCCTTGCCCGGCTGGTGGCGGATAACCGCCTTGTGGCCGAATACGCCAAAGCCTGCCGCGATGAGCTGAAATACGGCTGCGTGTTTGCCACGCTTTCGGCTGACGATGCGATCGGCTGCCGGATCCGGTTCCACTCCCCTGCTGCGGCTGCTGCCCTGTGGAGCGGCGAGAAAGGCCGGATCGACTGCGGCCTTGCCATCATCGACACCATGAAGGACGAAAAGGACGAAGGGAAATGGGCCCCGTCCATCGTCAACCTGTATACCGACACCGCCGTGGTCGTACTAACCCGTGAGGGGAACATCTGGACAGCAAAACGGCATCCCAATAAGATGGGGCGGCCGCTGATGGAGCCACTGATTTGGAACGCCACCAGCAGCAAGCCGTTTGGCCGCTCCCGGCTGAAACGGCCCATCCGCTCACTGATTGACGATTATGTCCGGGTTGTGGCCAACGCCGCCATTGCGCTGGAGTTTGACACCACGCCGCAGAAATACATCCTTGGCGTGACGGATGAGCAGTACGATACCATCGTATCGGACAAGTTCCGGCAGTATGTCGGGGCGATCATCGCGGCCACGACCAACCCCGAAACCGGCGAAAAACCCGCGTTCGGCCAGCTGGCACAGGGCAGCCTTTCGCCGCACGTTGAAAAGATGCGGATGACGGCCACCCAGTTTGCCGCTGCAACCGGTCTGACCGTGACCGATGTTGGCGTGGTGAACGATGCCAACCCCACCAGCAGCGATGCCATACTGGCCCAGAGCCAGACCCTTGTATTGCTGGCCCAACAGCTGAACACCGGCAACGGGGATGCACTACGCACCATTGCCCGGATGGCCCAGGCCATTGCCCGCAAAGTAACGCTGGATGAGCTGACCGAGGAAGAGCGGGACGTGATGGCCCACTTTCGGAACCCCGCCATGCCCAGTGTGGCTGTGACTGCGGATGCCGCCATCAAGATTGCTTCCGCCCGGCAGGAGTTCGCCAGCACCGACACTTTTCTGGAGATGATCGGCTTTGATCAGGCGGATATCCGGCGCATTAAGGCGCAGGAACAGCGGGTGCGGGGCCAACAGGTGCTGATGGAGATGGAAAACGATGCAGATAACAGCCAACGCCTGGAATGAGTACATCACCCGATTGTCCCGCCTGAACCAGAAAGCCGGACAGCTCATGCGGGAATACATAGGCTCTCACGGCACCGAAAACACGGCCGACCTGATTGCCTACGCTTACGGACTTGTGACGAAATACGGTGAGGGCAGCGCAGAGCTGGCCTGCCAGATGTATGACGCCCTTGCCGAAGCGGCCAACGCCGGGGTGCCCGCCGCCGAGCCTGCCATACCGGCAGACTATGGCGAGGTTGCCCGCATGGTGAACGCCACCAAGGACCAAAACCCGGCCAACCTGCCCAACGGCGTCAGCCGCCTGGTCAAGCGTGCCGGGGCCGATACCACCCTGAAAAACGCTGTCCGCGACGGGGCTGAGTGGGCCTGGGTGCCGCACGGCGATACCTGCCCGTTCTGCATCACGCTGGCAAGCAATGGCTGGCAGAAAGCCAGCAGCAAGGTGCTGAAAGGCGGCCACGCCGACCACATCCACGCCAACTGCGACTGTGAGTTTGCCATCCGGTTTGACCACAATACCACTGTGGCGGGATATGACCCGGAAAAATACCTGAAACAGTACCGGGATGCGGGCGGAGACATCAACAAAATGCGGCGGGTGAACTACGCCGCCAACAAGGAGCGCATCAATGCCCAGAAACGGGCGGCGTATGCCGAAAGACAAAAGTATTTGATCAGTGCTGCTGAGAGAGGGAAAGGTCCCATTACGAAAATCACTGATTCCGTAATCAATGATTTCCCCGCTGTTAAGGTCGATTGGTTTACCGAAGATCAAAACAAGCAATTTAGATCGTTACATAAAGAACTGCTTCAAACTTCTCGCGACAAAAACAACTGCTTTGAAACAGCTTTTATTGTTTCAGGAGATTTAAGTCGAAAGACTATTGTATTTGGCGATGAAACCACAATCTCTATTCCACCGCTTTCAACTGGCTTAAATAGTTGGATTTTGCATAACCATCCGAGAAACAGCAGCTTTTCAATTGAAGATATCGCAGCTGTTACTATTCCTGGATATCAGGGAATCACTATCGCCAAAAACAATGGCGGATTGGAAATATTGACGAAATCTCCAAATTGTGATAACATCAGATTGCAAAATGATGTGCGACGTTTTCTTATAAGAAAACCCAACAAAATATCTGATTCAGACGCACAAAAAATGATTTCAAAATGGGTTGAAAAGGGGTGGGTAAAGTGGCTGATAGTAGAAAAGCAGAAGTGAATTTTTCGGATTTTGAAGCGGTGGATTTTAGCGATTCCGACCTTGTACTGGATGGCGATTCGGAAGCATTTGCCAAGTGGTATTTGGAAAAAACAAAGTCACTTGCTCCGCTGGATGACATCAAAGAAGACACCTGAACCACGATGCACACGCACCGTGGTATTTTTATGCCCATTTTTACGAAAAGGATTCAAGGAGGACGACATGGAACTGAAAGACACTGTAAAAGGCATGATGAGTGACGACTACAAAGAGCGCATGGCAGCCGAGTATCACCAGACCAAAATCCGTTACGAGAAGCTCAAAAAGCTGAACACCAGAATGGAGGCAAAAGTTATTTGCACATCCAGCGCGGTCGAGCCCCAGATGGATGGTACTCCCGCACGCCTGTTGCGTGATCAGCAGCGCATTATGGGGGAGTATCTTCACATTCTGGAACTTCGGGCGGAGATTGAAGAAATCTTCATCTGAATTTTTCATGTGCTTTTGCACTCAACTGCAAAGGCACTTTTATTATGCCCACTCCAGCTGCATGAGGCCGGAGCGGGCAATTTTTATACCAAATTTTGCCCGGCATGGCGTAAAACTGTACAGCCAGAGCGGATGCAACCCGCGTAAACAAAGCGCAGGCAGAAAGGACACAACATGAAACGTGAAGACGTCAAGAAGCAGATCCCCAACATCACCGATGAGCAGCTGGACTGGCTGATGGGCGAAAACGGCAGGGATATCACCGCCGAAAAGACCAAAGCCACCAACCTGCAGATCCAGGTGAACGGCCTGACCACCCAGCTGAACACCGCCAAAGACAGCCTGAAAGCCTTTGAAGGCGTGGACGTGGCCGACCTGAAAGGCCAGATCACCAAGCTTCAGGGCCAGCTGGCCGATCAGGCCGACAGCTTTGCCTTTGATTCCGCCCTGGACGGCGCAATCCGTGACGCGCACGGGCGTGACGTGAAGGCCATCCGCGGCATGCTGGATGTGGACGCGCTGAAAGCCAGCAAGGACCGCACCACCGACATCAAGGCCGCGCTGGATGCCCTGACCAAAGAAAAAGCCTGGGCCTTTGATGCCGCCCCCGGCGGCTACCCCAACGTCCGCGACGGCGGAGACCCGAACAAAACCCCAACCGGTTCCACGCGCGAGCAGTTCGCGGAGTGGTTTACTGAAGTCATGAAGTAAAGGAGCAAAAGTATGGCATCTATTGATATCAACCGCACGACTACTATTTCCCTGCCGGGCAGCGTGTCCAGCGAAATTTTGCAGAAAACCCAGGAATCCAGCGCCGTCATGGCACTGGCCCGGCAGATTCCGCTGCCCGGCCTGGGCGTAACCATCCCCGTTATCACCGGCGACCCCGAAGCGGGCTGGGTCGGTGAGACCGAGAAAAAGCCGGTCAAGCGCGGCACCCTGGCCACCAAGCAGATGACGCCCTATACCCTGGCCGTCATCGTACCGTTTTCCAACCAGTTCCGCCGCGATGTGCCCGCCCTGTATGATCAGCTGGTGCAGCGTCTGCCCGGCGCTCTGGCCAAAAAGTTTGACCAGACCGTGTTCGGGGCGGTGGAAGCCCCCGGCTCCAACTTCGATACCCTGAAAGCCTGCACGGCCCAGAGCATCCTGACCAATGCCTACGGCGGTCTGGTTGCCGCCGATGCAGACATCGCCGCCCATGACGGCATTCTGAACGGCTGGGTGCTGGCCCCGCAGGGCAAGGCTATCCTGCTGAACGCGGTGGACGGCAATAAGCGTCCCCTGTTCATCAACAGCGTGGCCGAAGGCGCAGTGCCCATGATTCTGGGCGCGCAGGTGCGCCAGAGCAAGGGTGCCTACACGGCCAACACGGCCAGCGATGCCGCCGTTGTCGGCTTTGCGGGCGACTGGAGCCAGGCTGTATACGGCACCGTGGAGGGCGTGCAGATCGCTATTTCCGACCAGGCCACCCTGACCGACGGTTCCACCACCATCAACCTGTTTGAGCAGAACATGTTCGCCGTGCGCGCCGAGATCGAAGTCGGCTTCCGCTGCGACACCACGGTGTTCAACAAGCTGACCGGCGCAGCCAAAACGGGGTCCTGATCATGATTGAATTCAAGAACCGCCTGACGGGCACCCTGATGGCCGTTGCCCCGGAGCGGGAAGCTGAATATCTGGCGGCGGGGCACACCCGCGTGGCTCCCCCGGCGGCCGCCGCCCCGGCCAGGCAGACCGCCGAAGAGCCCGCTGAAGAGCCCACCGCCAAGCAGACCGCCGAAGAGCCCGCCGAAGAGCCCACCGCCAAGCAGACCGCCGCCCCGGCCCCGAAGAAGAAAGCCGCCGCCAGGAAATGA